TTATTGAGTCTTTTCAATACCAATAGGTTGATAACCTTGCCATAAAGGTTTGAAATGTTCACCCGAATTATTTGGTATTAAATGAATGTAAAAATTACCGATTTTGCTTAATAAAATGCAATCATCAACATCTTTTAAATTGTCTTTATGTTGTTGCAGACTATTTACTAAAAGGGTCGCAATGGCCTTCTCTTTAGCTTCATTCGCTGATTTAGCAACAAATAAATCAAATTCATGCAATTCAGCGAGATTTGATGGATGATAGCCTCCCACATTAACAAAATATAAATTATCGTTACTATCGCTAGGTTTATCACTAAGAGTGATATTAAATCCATCAACCCAAGTGATTTCTGCATAACCATCAATATGTACTTTGTCTTTATCTCCAAACCATGCTTCTCTTAACGCAGCCCAAGCATCTGTAGGTTTTTCTGCCACAACAAATTGGATATCGTGAACTTCAATATTTGACTTACCGGCATTACCACCAATGTAGAACATAAATAACTTCATTGCTTTTCCAACTTTTTATTTTGTTATCGATATGTAATTTATTATATAGCCATTTTAGGAGCAAGTGTAAAATGAAACAATAGATAAGATCATGAGCGTGAATGTTGAGTATTAGTGCTTGATCATAATTAGAAAAACCTTCCTTATAGTTATAAGGGCAATCTGTTTTTAAATACTGCGTGTAATTTTGACGCTAATACTTACTTTAAATTGATATTATTATTTCTTGCCCACTTTTTTAATCTCCCATTAGCGTTGGCATAAGGTGAAGATGTGTTAAATGAGATCATTCGACCCATCGTCCATTTTTTGTACCATGGTTTACCATACAAAACATCATCAGTTCGCTCATCAATAAGCGCCACAATTTCATTTTTTACAGCCCGAAGTTCAGCTATTAACGAGTCATAATTTAACTCACTGTAATCTGAGTAAAATTTTTGAGCAAGAAGACCAAGTTGGTTCCATTTATAACTAGTGTCTGGAAAATCGATAGGTAAACCTTTGGCATCAGATGTGATCCATTTTACAACAAGAGAATTCCATCCGAGCAAATACGAAACAAGATCACGAACACTCATTTTGGTTCCTTTGGCGTGCCCATCCATTGAGCGTTCCGAAGTAGTTTCTATCGGGATTACATCAAGATAACTAATTAATTTATTGAAATTTTTATCAATAGCTAAAAGTAGTTCAACTTTTGTTTGTGGTACACTCATAAGAACTTCCATCTAATTAAAATAGCTGTGAGCCATTCGAGCTCGTGGATCAAAGCCTCGTTGTTTAAACATAAAGGTTGCTAATGCTCTTATTTCATGAAAGGTTGGTCTTTCATCTAAAGGTAAATGACTGGGAACACCCACTTGACCACGTAACGCTGAAAATGCACGGCTAAGGTAATCAGGTGCAACTTGTGTTGGATGATTAACTTCTTTACTCACCTTATTTGGAATACGAGTAGGTAGTCTATGCACAATATAAGGGCTTGCCACATTGTCACGGCTATTATCGATGATTTCCTTAAGTGCTTTGCCTATGGGGATCGCAATATGAGATGCCTCTTTATGTTGCACTTTTTGCCTGTGAATATAAATCATCCCGTATATTCCATTTAAAGGTTCTTCATACCATAAACACCCACATATGCCTTCTTTTGGGGCTTTGATATTATATTTTATGCGTGATACTTCAAGCCTTGCTTGTGTCGTCTGCAATGCCAGATCCATTGCTGTTCTTAACCAAGGTTCCGCGGACGCCCTAATTTTAGGAAAATCATCATAAGATAATCTTCTACGTTTTTTCCCATCGACTCTTTTCATTTTCTTACGTTCAGCTGGGTTATCGAACATAAGAGATTCACCCATTGCATAACTAAAAATTTTCTTTAGAAAGCTTACCTTACGATTTTGTACATTAGCAGAAGCATCGGCATGATATTCATTAATATAGCCATTTACATGTTCCAGTGAGATTTCATTTGTGGGGATATCTTTAAAAAAGATCTTAATTCTTTCTAAGTCATTAACCCAGTTACTAAGTGTACTGTCTGATGGTTTCTCATCATTCGTGATCCGCAAAAATAACTTATTTAAATGTTCTGAAAGAGGGAGAGCCTCCCCATATTGTCCTCCCGAGTCAATAATTAATGAGTTAACAGAAACACATTTTTCTGGTCGCATAATATTGTTGTATTCTCTGGCTATTGCGATAGCTTTTACTTTATCTGCACCAATGCATTTTCTTAAACCATTAGTTAATGTAAGGCGATATTGTTTAACTGATTTATCAAAATAAAGGAAGTCAGGTAGATGCCTAAACTCCTCTCTTCTTTGTCTACTGGCCATGATCACGAAGCCCTTATTAACTTATTGATATATGAAGAAATAACAGACTCGATACCCCAACGTTCTGATGAATATATCCAAACAGAACAATCAACGATTTTGCCTTTTAATAAGCCAGCTTCTACCCATTTTTTTATGGTTTTATTATCTGGAATAGAACCTATTTCAAATTATCGTTACAAAAAAGCTGAGAGTGATATCGATATATACCTAAAAATTGGGTTGGTGAGATTTATAATGATACTTTGAATGACGGAAATTCAGTTAAGGTCAATTATGATATTCGAGGCCGTTCTTTATATATGTTATCGGATAGGAATGAAATTGGATTAACAGAGATCCGTATACCTGCGGATAATCTTCTTGTCACTATAAATAATGGTGATAAATGGACTAGAATGAAAACAACAAAGAATGGAACAAGAATATATATTGTTGCAACCACAATGACGATTAAGAAACTATATTTGATTTAATTAAAACCAAATTTATTTAATTTAGAAAGATGATGCTTTTTTATGGAGTATCATCTTTCTTATAATAAGTTATGCGTTATTGATAATTAGTATGTTTTCTTTTTTTGTATAACAAGTGCAATTATCTGGAATATCTTTGTTTATAAAAGACATCGCACCTATGATAACGTTGTTACCAATGGTAAGTGTATTACCAATAATGCATGAATGGGCACCGATTTCAACGTTATCACCAATAATAATGAATCTCTTATCTTTGATTTCAGAATATCGAGAACCACCAACACCTATTGTTGTGTTTTGTCTAATGTGGCAATTTTCACCAATTGTAGCTAGACCTGTGATAATGACGCCAGATAAATGGGCAAATGATATCCCTGGTTTTATTTTTGCATTTAAATTAATTTCAGCTCCATATTTTAAAGATATCTTTCGATTTATATAATTTGCGAGTTTTGAATGAGTTTTATGATGTAAGAAACTGGCAATCCTCCACCAAAAAATAAAACGCCTATCATGGCACTTATAACTTCTTAACATAGCTCTACGCCATGAAAACTTTTTATCATTGGATTTAATCACTTCGACAGATAAACATTGCTTTAAAAATCTGTAACTAGTGTAGTCATAACTATCCATTGCTGTATTCCAAAATAAATTTTTATATAAATTAATTGTATTTATGTTCTTAAGAGTTATGTACAGTATTTTTACTATATAAAAATCGCTCCAATTGCTCAAGCAAATCACTAGCCACATCCTCCGTCATATAGGTTCTCATCGGTTCTCGTCTAATGTTCTTCATTTCAAATGTATTTTCATCAAACCTTGGATCAGAAAAGATAATGTCCATAAACAGATAACCATAAGGGTTGTCTGCAGATAAGCGAGCTTCTTCTAATTGAGCAATATATTCAGCATTATTGATTTCTAGTTTAATCATGATATCACCTATTTTACTGTGTTTTTGTACAGTAATTTATATAAGGTAACGAATAGAATAGCAAGGAGAAAAGGGCAATTTTATGAGCTAAAGAAAGGGTGATTTTGAGAGATGATTTGTCGTCGTTTTACCAGAGTTTTACCAGAGTTTTACCAGTGACAAATTCTAGACATAAAAAAACCAACCATAAGCGGTTGGTTTTTCTAAGGAATTTTGGTCGGCATGATAGGATTTGAACCTACGACCCCTGACACCCCATGAAACTGATTTTAAGTTACCTAACACTTTGATTATAAATATAAATAATGCATTTATATGTGATTGCATACAGTGCTAGATATACAAAACATGCATTATAAGAATCAATGAGTTAAAGGGAGTTTTACCACTATGTTTATGTATGTTAGCTTAGATTTGAGCTAATAGGTTTCGTAAGTAGAATATAACCAAATATGATCGTCTGTTTTGAGCGAGAAGCAGACATGATTAAACTATAGTAAGAAAATATATTACTTTATTAATCATCTTCCTCCCATATTTCACGTGGTTTGGTTTTCTGTTCATCTAAACAGAATGCGCAAATATACATTTTTTTACCTCGGTGGTACTGAACTGTTTCCAAAGCCCTATCTAGATGTTTACTATCAAAATTCCATCCTTTCTCCATAACTGAAACACACTTCCTGCAGTAAAAACTTTCTTTAGGGTTACTATCTTCAGTATCATTTTTCGTATACCCAAACAATTCTCTCACCGACTCTTTTGAGCAAACAGATATAGCGGAAGTAAACTCATAATGAGTTTGAAGCATGGACCATACAATACCTGAAAATTCTTCATCCTCTTTTATGTCTATATTACTACCAGAGGCATGAGTTGCTCTATAATTATATCTATGCCATATCCAATGTGCAGATTCGGTGTTGAGGTAGTTGTGAGCACGTACAATAGCGGTGAATATTAGGTCAGGCATGATATCTGTTGTTTTGTCAACCGAATGCATAAAACGATTTCTTAAAGTACGCATATCGTTGAACCAAGTAGTAAATTGGTCGGGTAATACTTTAGAAGAGAATGTATTGTGTACCTTAATTAAATCTTGAGAATCTAAAGTACGAAACGCTGAAAATGAAATATTACCATCACGATCAGATTTGGGGGGATTACGAGTTGCATTAGTAATAAGAAGGTAAGGAGATATTTCAACAATTAGTCCTTTTAATCTGAACTCGATAGATTGAAGTATCAAATTAAAAGCAGTAATTAACTTAGGTCGAGCAAACGCCCAATAATGGTCAAGATTTCTTATATCTGATCCTAAAAAATATTCAGGTTCTTTATAAAACCTCCTCCATATGTCGAATTCGTCAAAGTTATAAGCTAAATCAGTAACCTTTTCCCAAGCTTCATTTACTATATGATCAGCCATTGTATAAAAATCATTCTTAGTAGGAATGTCTATTATCATTATCACTTAACCTAAATCTCATGATTGTCATATATAAGCATATGATATTAAGTTTCTAATTTGATCCAAGTTAACCCACATGGCATGATATAAGCTATGTTTGCTTATGGCACATAGTAGTCTATCAAATTAGAATCGACTCTGTATCATACCTGTATTAGCTCAAATCTGAACTAATACAATTTATGCTATCTCACAATGTGGCACTTCAACCCATTGTACATGGTTTTCAGTATAAATTTTTGTCGACTCTGCATCACTATGAGCCATTCGAGCTTGAGGATCAAAACCACGTTGTTTAAACATAAAGGCCGCCAATGCCCTTATTTCATGAAAGGTAGGTCTTTCATCTAAAGGCAAATGACTGGCAACGCCTACTTGATCACGCAATGCTGAAAATGCACGGCTAAGGTAATCAGGTGCAACTTGTGTTGGATGATTAACTTCTTTACTCATCTTATTTGGAATACGAGTAGGTAGTCTATGCACAATATAAGGGCTTGCCACATTGTCACGGCTATTATCGATGATTTCCTTAAGCGCTTTACCTATGGGGATCGCAATATGAGATGCCTCTTTATGTTGCACTTTTTGTCTGTGAATATAAATCATCCCGTATATTCCATTTAAAGGTTCCTCATACCATAAGCATCCACAGATGCCTTCTTTTGGGGCTTTGATATTATATTTTATGCGTGATACTTCAAGCCTTGCTTGTGTTGTTTGTAATGCCAGATCCATTGCTGTTCTTAACCAAGGTTCTGCAGATGCTCGAATTTTAAGAAAATCATCATAAGATAATCTTCTACGTTTTTTCCCATCGACTCTTTTCATTTTCTTACGTTCAGCGGGATTATCAAACATAAGAGATTCATCCATTGCGTAACTAAAAATTTTCTTTAGAAAGCTTACCTTACGATTTTGTACATTAGCAGAAGCATCGGCATGATATTCATTAATATAGCCATTTACATGTTCCAGTGAGATTTCATTCGCGGGGATATCTTTAAAAAAGATCTTAATTCTTTCTAAGTCATTAACCCAGTTACTAAGTGTACTGTCTGATGGTTTCTCATCATTAGTGATCCGCAAAAATAACTTATCTAAATGTTCTGAAAGAGGGAGGGCTTCTCCATATTGTCCTCCCGAGTCAATAATTAATGAATTAACAGAAACAGATTTTTCTGGTCGCATAATATTGTTGTATTCTCTGGCTATTGCGATAGCTTTTGCTTTATCAGCACCAATGCATTTTCGAATACCATTAGTCAGCGTTAAGCGATACTGTTTTTTGGATGAATCGTAATACAGAAAGTCAGGTAGATGCCTAAATTCCTTTCTTCTTGGTCTACTGGCCATATCACGAAGCCCTTATTAACTCATCGACACATGAAGAAATAACGGACTCGATACCCCAACGTTCGGATGAATATACCCAAACAGAACAATCAACGATTTTGCCTTTTAATAAGCCAGTTTCTACCCATTTTTTTATGGTTCTATTATCTGGAATAGAACCTATTTCAAATTCTCGTTTAGCCCACGCACTAGCTTTCATCAGTTTTCCGCTCATTTTGGTCTTGCCTCATCATTAATAAAATAAGTCGGTCTGCTGTATCACAGGAGTGTTTGATTTCAGCGTCAGTGCATGGTCTATTTCTTACACTGAACGCTAACCGACCTAATTTAATATCAAAACTTGTTAATAATTGGTTCCCTGGTTTCCAAGGTGTTAATAATTTCATGGTGGTCATCCATTGGTCTTGAATAAACCACCATGCTAATAACAACGAAAAGTAAAAACTGATTATGCTTAATCAACTTTTTACCCGAATAATTTCCTCCACTGGATAGCACTCTGCAATTTTCCCTTTGGTCGCGAGTAATTCCTTATCAATTAAACAATTTTGTTCATCAGGATAAATATAACCGTAGGGTTCAAACTGACAATTCACCGAGCTACATATCAAAAGGAATAAACCAAACATTATTGTTTACTCCTTTGTTGCTCAGCAGGAGTGGGTTGAAGTTCAATTTTGACGTGTGCTGGAAAGTCGTATGAAACATGGCAACGTCTATCTGTTGAAACAAAGCCATGTGTACCATCAGGTAATGTGATCTTTACGGCTTGGTCTTTTTGTTGAGAGTGTCTTAGCATTGGTCTTGCCTCTTTGTGACATGTCACGCTAATGAATGATAGCTGTATTTATAGGATGCCCCAGTTGTAGCAATAACGCTTTCTGCATTGATGAAAGTGCTTGCTGTTCTTGCTCGGTGACATTTTTTGTTGATGCCGTAGACCATTCGATACTGCATTTATTTGTCGTTTCATCATGAGTGATGACAACTTCTAACTTCATGGCCATAACGTTTATCTCCTGATAATGCGCCCAAGAAAGGGCGCTATTATGAATTAACGAACCATTAATGATCGGTCACCGACTTCTAAGTGAGCACCAGGTATTTCAATTCCGTTTTCAATCGCTTCTTTGATGCCTTTTTTATCAGGTGCGGTGATGGTTTGAACATCAACCAACTCATCTGGCAACAAAGCTTCATTGTCGATAATGACTCGAACAACGCCAGCTCTAGCTGTGAATGTATTTTTTGTTGTTTTTAATTTATCTAATCCTGAAGCTAATAAGCAGTTGAGAGCATATTTCTTTAGATTTTTAGCTTGGTTTTCGAATGATTTTTTACGATCAGATAAACGTTTAGATTCCTCATCCAGTGTTTTAGCTTGACCTTCGATATTGCGAACGTGGTGCATAATTGCATCCAATTTATCACCTAACTCGCCCTCGATACCTTCCAACGTATCTGCGATATCTTCAGGAGAGAATTCTCCTTTTTCAACGAGTTGTTGTAATTTTTCGTAATTGGTCGCCAGTGCGATAGCAGTAGTATTGGTCATTAGATTGCCTCTTCTTTCTGTTTAAGTTGGTCTGAGCACTCTTTTTCGATTTGATTTAATCGGCGTAACCGGCCAGATAAATATTTCTCGTATTCTTCGTCACGACGTTCTTGAGCTGATTTGATATGTGCAGAAATTTCACGCGTTAATGTAGATGCAATGCCTCGTAATTCATTCTCAGTAACAGCACTACGCATCACTTCCGTATGTTTAGTAAATTTCTCGTCTAATTCTTTACGAATGCGAGTAATATCTTCAGCTTTCTCGCTCGCATTTTTAATTTCAAACTCAAGCTTATTACTCGCTAAGTATTCAGGGTTATCATGCATACCCATAAAGACATCAGAGCTAAAGCCAAGCATTGATAGGGCTTTTTTGATGGCATCAGTTAGTGATTTTTTAATAGCTTCACCGTCAACCTTAATGCCATAGTTAGTTTGATAGCGGTATGGTGTTGCACCATAACTTTCAAACTCACCGCGGGTTTCACATTCGATGATGTACCAAAAACGGATCTTAATTGAGTGGTTTTGTTCGCAGAATAACGCTCCATCACCATCACGTAAAAAACGGGTTGCAACTTGTTTATTACGTTCATCGAGAACAGGTTCTACAAGAGGCTTTCCATCAATAAATTTTTCTTCAAGGACTTCATAACCCCAACCTTCACCAATAGGGCCGAATATTTCAGTCGCACGCATAAACATGTAGGTGCTGTTTATGCTAGTTCCTATAAATCCCATGCCTTCTAACGGCTTAGTAAAGCGAGGGTCTGTACGTTGTACACGCTTCCAAATATTAAGATTATTTGCATCACCTAAGTTAAGAACTTCCTCAAGCACACTCGCGCGTTGTTCAAAATTATCGTGCTGTACTGATGGTGTTTCAGGTTCTTTGGGTTCTTCAGTTTGCTCAATCACTTGAGCTGTTTCTGTCTTAAGTGCTACTTCTTGCTTTTTACGCGAACGTTTAGGCTTAGTTTCTTTCTCAACTGTATTTTCTTTGGATATTAAAGAGGCATTATCTGTTTGAGTTAACTTAGTAGTAATTTCTTCTTTTTTAATGTTGTTAGATTTGCTAATGCCCAAATGCAGATCAATCAACTCTTTTCGTGCATTAGGATTATCTAATAACTCAGGTTGTTTTTTACTTTCAGCTATTAATGCAAAAATCTTTTCACGAGGTATATCTAAGATGCCAGCTGTTGTGCGTAAATCCATTGACCAGCGTTTCCATGCTTTGTCGTCATCATCTATCAGCTCTTTGGCTTTCTTTACTTGAGAGGGAAGAACATTATTAGGATCAAAATCATCTAACAGCGCTAAGGCGATTTCAGTATCTATAGTTGTGTAGTTACGCTTGATAGAAGATATTTCTTCTTGTGGTTGCTCTGATTCTTCTGTCAGCCAGCTTTCACCTAGTGATTTAGCTTCTTCAACGGTGACATCTTCATTAGCAAACTCATAGATAGCCTGTGCTATTTCCATCGTTTGTTCAGCATCCATCAAAGATAACTTTGTTATTTCTGCAAGGCCTGTGGCGATATTACGAATTTTGGGATCTTCTGTGCCAGCAAGATATTTCAATGTAAAAGAGAACTCTTTGTTTGTTATTTGAGTCTTTCCAAATAACAGCAGGCTGGCGATACGAGGTTTTGTGGCTAGCTTTTTGAACTCTCTATATTCGATAGGTTTCCATTGAGTACCGTCATACTCATTTTCAACAGCAAATTTTTCATCGAAAGCATCTAAAGTAGGGCATGCAGAACCGTCAAGATGTTCGCTAATTAATGGCTCATCAGTATTAAAGTTATCCATAGCTTCTGGATATGCTTCAGATAATTTCACTACTGCAGTCGCTGTTGCCAGTTTTGCATTAGCAGTGCTTAACGCTATGGCCAACGGTACAGCACCATTGTTTGTACGAGCCTCGGTCGTAGGCTCAAATACACAGATAAAAGTTTTCATTGGTCTTGCCTCTTAGTAAGGGATTTCTTCGTCAGTTTTCGAAATGGGTTTGCCTTCCAAGCAGAGAAGCATTTGGATTTGATCTTCTAACAGGCTTGATTTCACTTGGGCATCAGAAAGAATTTTTTCTTGCTCATTGCGTAGAAAATCAATTTCAGCGTGAACGAGATCAGTTTGAGTTGGCTCTTTAAAAGGAACATCAACAGTGTGTTCTGCAATAACGAAACCTAGTCCATCATTAGGATCGGCTTTAAATGCGTAGGCGTTATATTGATAAGAACCATCGAACTGTTTTTGAGCGTGAATATAGAGTGTGACGGTTAGGCTTTCAGGTTGTGCTTTCATAGCAACTCCTTTAAAATAACGGTGATCAGTGATTTATCATTGGTCTTGCCTCTTCTAGCGTTTGGTCGCGCTAGTAGAACTCTCGGTTAGCTTTGGTCGGCGACCCGAGGTAAAGGAACCCACTTCGGTGGGTTTTTTTACGTCTGTAACTTATTGCTCGTCTTTCCGAGCCGTCATGGTCATGTCTTTGTAGCTTTGGTCTTAAATATTCCCTAGTGCTGAATAAGAAGGTCTGAACACTTACCTAAACACTTGCTGTGTTGTTTTTGTTGTTAGTAAATCTACAAGTTAAAATTGAATATTGCAAGTCTATTTTACAAATAATTCTTGTAATTATATATAAAAAAAATTACAAGAGTTATTAAGCTCCTGTAATTTAATTTGAATTTTATGAAAGGATTTTAAGCGTAACGCTTGTATGTTCTAGATTGACTGAGGAGGACTTTACCAAAAATGAAGAATTGGTCTTCATCTTCTTTACCAATATCCCAATCTCGGTAATTGGGATTATCAGAGATAACGGTTAATTTATTCTTTATCATTTGAAGTCTTTTAATGTGCAATGTTTGACCAAAAATGAAAACGTAAATGCCATCACCATCAAAATAATCTATGTGAACATCTATGAAAACTTGGTCTCCTGGTTCAATAGTATTTTGCATACTATCACCAACCACAGTGATCATTTTTATATTAGCGCTAGGTCTGTTGCCAAATAAACGGAGTGCTTCATCAGATGTATATTCAATAGCTCTAATTGTTTCAATAAATTCACTTTTATTAATAATGCCAGGGCCTGCGCTTGCTTCTATATCAAGTAGTTCAACAAGATAAGAATCACTCTTACGGACAACTGGCTTATTCATTACTTCAGTTGAAACATCACTCATAAAAAACCAATGTTCTGGATATCCTGAGATACTAGACAATGCTGTTAAATTATTACCCCTAGGTGCTGTTTTACCGCTCACCCAAAATTGCACTGATTGAGGGCTAACACCGAGCCTACGAGCTAATTCTGATTGAGACCAGTTTCGCTCGGTTAGTATTTGGCTAATACGTGTAGCTGATACTTCATTCGGATTCTTTTTCATAAAATTATATTACAAGCTTTCCTTGTAGGGATCACTTCAAGAAAAACTTGATATTGTTGCGTGTTTGATTGTAAGATTAACTTGTAATTCAAAAAGGAGAAAACAATGACACCTTGTATAAAAAACAAAATTATCAATCTAGCGAGCCAATCAGAGATTGCTCGACGATTAAATACGAAGCCTCAAACAGTGCATTTATGGTTTAAAAATGGCGTTCCTGCTCCGAAGGTTTTAAGCCTGTGTGAGTGTTTAGGATGGCAAGTGACACCTCATGAGGTTGCGCCAGAAATTTATCCTAATCAGTTTGATGGGCTTCCTAAATCATCATCAGTATTACAGGTATCAAATTAAAAAACTGATTATGCATAATCAATTTTTCTAGCGACAGGAGACGCAAAAATGAATTTTGATATCAACATTATCAGAGCTGAAATTGAAGATTGGGCGGTAGAACAAGGGCAAGAACATGTTGCCATTGAGATTAGCCGAGCTTATTTACGATTAGTGGTTAATCAAGAACATGGTCGATTATATGCCATTGAGGATCAAACTGGTAAGGCCGATTGGAAAGCAATCAATAATAACCGGCAACAGATATTTCGCTGGTTAAGAGGTGATTCTCGTGCATCTCAAAGGAAGATTGCTGAGTTAATGCCTGCGATTGAAATGGCACTACCGGCTTCGAGGTTAGCTCGAGTACGTGGAGATACGAAAAACTATTTAGCAACCGTGGCTATTCAGCGTTTTGCTGATGCTATGACTGAAATCTTATTAGAAGGTCGTGACATGTCACACCAAATAAACAATGTAGTACGTGCATTAAATGAGATATCACGCCCGACCAGCGTGCATTAATTCAAGAGGCAAGACCAATGATTAGATCAACTGAAAAAATTACATACCGTAATGGGTTTATGCTGAATGATAAACCTGCCCATATATCAGAAATTAGGGATATCTTTGAGGGTAGACGTGTTATTGCGTTGTTAGTTTGGGAACAGTATGAAAAGCAAAAACAAAAATTACTGTCGAAGAATTTAACCCCTGAGCAGTACCAAAATGCTTGCCGTAATATTGCTAAAGCACTGGGGGTGTAAAGTGAGAGCATCTGATTTGTTATTAGACTTTGGACGTCCAGTTGCTTATTTCCCTGGGTTAGTAAAACGTTTGGGCAGTGTAAATGCAGTAATATTTTTTAGCCAAATATTTTATTGGCAGGATAAAGCTGACTCTAAATTAGGTGTTTATAAAACATCAGAAGAAATTGAATCTGAGACGGGTTTAAGCTACCGAGAACAGCTTACGGCTAGAAAGCATTTAGTTAGCAGAGGTATTCTGGTTGAGACTAATAAACGCTTAGAGCATAAGATTTATTATCTAATTGACTGCGAAAAATTAGATTATGTCATGTCACAACCTATTGAAAATGCCCCAAATGCGCAAAGCGCAACTGGGGAAAGTCACAATAGTGATTTCGCGGAACAACAAAACGAACGACCGCGACAAGACAAAACTGACGGTAGCGATGAAACAAATCCGCAGTTCGATCCTACAGAGATTACTACATATATTACTACAGATATTACTGAGGGTACGTCAGGAGAACCTGACGACAACAAATCGTCACCAAAAATTAAATTGAATTATGAAAATATTATTAATTCATATCACAATATTTTGTCTGATATGCCAGCTATCAAAGTAATGACTGATGAGCGTAAACGGAAGCTAAGAAATTTCTGGATAAAATTTAAATTCAATCAAGAGCGCTGGGAAAATTATTTATCGTATATTGCCAGTAATTGTCGATGGATGATGGAGGATCGAGATAATGGGCGAGGGGGTACATGGCGACGTAAAAATTTAGATTATTTAATTACGGAACGTTGTTATGTTGCGGTCAAAGAGGAACGTGCTAATGACAAATGATTATTTCACCCCTCCATACAATCTTGAAGCAGAGCAGGCTGTACTAGGTGGCTTGATGATCAGCACTGACGAAGATAAGCGTCAACATGTGATATCACTAGTTAAATCAGGATCATTTTATTCAAGACCTCACAGTCGAATTTTTACAGAGATTGTGAAGTTAATAAAATCTGACTACCCAACAGATGTCATTACAGTTAGTGACTCTTTAACACGTAGTGGTGATTTAGAAAAAGTTGGGGGATTTGCCTACATAGCGGAGCTTTGTAGATTACCTTCAGTTGCTAACATTGTGAACTACGCTCGGATTGTACGAGATAAGGCGATACAGCGTTATGCTATCAACAACCTTAATACCTGCGTTGAAATGCTAATGGCGAATGATGGTCTTGATATCAACAATAAACTATCAAATGTTCAGCAGGTTGTATCAAGCATTGTAGAACATGCGAAAACAGGAAAAAGCAAAGGTTTAAGGCCTGCTCTAGATGTTGTTGGAGATTGGCTTGATGATGTTGATAGGCGCTTTAGTGATCCTAAAAATGCGGTGGGTTTTACTTTGGGTATAGAGTCACTGGATGAGTTAATGGCTCCTAAGCAGGCATTAAGAGGATCATTAATTGTTGTTGGTGCAAGACCCAAAATGGGTAAAACCGCATTTTATAATCGTGTTGCAACTCACTTTGCATTAAACCACCAGTTACCCACATTGCTTTTCAGCCTTGAAATGACAGACCGTGGGATCATTGAACGAATGATCTCTCAAGAAGGCGATGTATCTGCAGATATTTTTTATACAGGTACACATGATGATATGGAAATGGCTAGGGCATTAGCCAGAGCAAAAGAGATTGCAGAATCGAATATGTATATCGATAGCACTCCTGGTATTGATCTTAACCATATCATTGCTGAATGTCGCAAGGTTAAACGAGCTAAAGGGCAAATAGGCCTAATAGCGATTGACTACCTGACTCTTATCAAAGCTGGGCAGGCTGAACGTCGTGATATTGCATATGGTGATATTACTACGGGGTTAAAAAATCTAGCAAAAGAAATGGATTGTGTTGTCCTGTTATTAACTCAACTTAACCGTAAATTGGAAGATAGGGCAGATAAGCGCCCGACACCAGCTGATAGCCGTGATACAGGGCAAATTGAGCAAGATTGTGATGTCTGGATTGGTTTATATCGTGATGCTGTTTACAACGATAATGCTGATAAATCTCTAATGGAAATTCTTCTTAGATTAAATCGTGATGGAAATACTGGTACCGCTTATGCTCAGCTGGTGAATTCTTATATTAAAAATATTAGTAAGGGGGAGGCGGAAAGATTAAGTTTTAAGAGGATGGAAAATCAAATAGGATATTCAAAAAAAATGACATTGGGTTTTTAAAGTGAAACGTATTGTAGCATTTTATTACTACAATACGTTAATTTTTTCTAAAAAGAATATTCTTCAATAAAATTATTATCAATTATATATTTTTGAATTTCTGAATATAATTCAGTGCAATTTAATGCACTTATTTTTAAGCAAAAGTCATTAACATCTTCTGAAAATGAAATTCCCATTCTAGGATTAAAAAGTTCTATTTTATTAATTAAATATGGTATATTTGAATAATGATTCAAAGTTAAATATATTACTATTTGTCTTATGTCTGTTAAACTAAATTTTCTTTCCCCAGATTTTATTTCAGTAAGTGTACCATCACAAATTAAATCCCCATAAGATTGGTTTATAAAACCACATCCGTCAAAACAAGGATCTATGCATATTTCACGGTTGTTTTTGAAGTGTTCATACATTAATTTAAATAATTTATTAACTTGAATCAATTCAACATTTTCCAATGGTAAAGAAAAATCTTTACCATAGCTAAAGTTTAATAAATATTGTAAGCATTCTTCCATTATAACTATAAATTCATCGCTCTTCAAAAATGAATTGTGAGATAACTTTTCAATATTATATTCTTTTTGAATTAACTTTCTTAACATAAAAAATGATAGAGTGTTAATTAATGCAATATTTTCTTTTCTATGCGTCGAAGGAATAGGATTGTATTCGGCGATTAGTAGTCCTCCATTAATTAGTCTTACATAGTTTTTAGCATTCGGTAAAACTTCATTCCAAAATGAAGTAAATTTCTTAGAAAACGTCACTTCAGAAATCATAAAGCATCCCCCAAATCTTTATTTTCTTTGCGTTTTGCTCCCCATGATTTATATAGTTTATCAATGAAATTAAATTTACTTTTATTGTGTTCTTGCCAATGTTTTCCTTCATCACCTAATAAGTATGATGCTATAATGAATAATCTTCTTTGCCATGAAGACATTGTGGAAAAGTTTCTTTTTAATTCGGATATCCAATAGAATGTATTCCATTTTGTCATCGCTTGGGTAATTAATAAGTTAATTAATAGGCTATCACTATTAGAGTTATATAAGTCTATTAATATAATTTGATTTTCTACAGTATTTTCTTTTGATAGTAGTCTTATTACAAATGAAATATTTAATTCTATTTTTAATATAAATGAATCATTTTTAATTAGCTCTATAATTTTAGTATTAATGAATTTTTTGGTTTCTGGATCAAAACGTTGCCAGCTAGATATAGCTATTTGGATTATTGTATTGAATATTGGATATAATTCATTAATACTATTAAACATAACTTTAAAAGCATCGGATAAAATTTTGTCAGATGCAACAGTTAGTGATTTTACTAACTGTTTTGTAAATGGTTGATTAATTTTTGACTTCTGTAGTTCGTCACTTAACATTCCGAGCAAATCAAAGTCTTTTAATGAGTCTTTTATTTCTTCATATTGTTTATCTGCATTTTGTGAATATGGATCATACCTGATAGGTAAACTCATAAATTTAGCTTTCATTGGAGAGTCTATATCTTCAGAACTACCAAATAACTTTGATTGGGTTAGAGATACAAATTCATCTTTAGATAAAATATTTGTTTTATGCTTTTGTAGAGTTAAACCTTCATTCTCCATCAATTTTTTACTGAGTAGAGTTAATATAGAATGAGCTTCTTCTCTGGTCTCGCAAAAGATAACAAAGTCATCGACATATCTTTTAAATTTAATACTATTTATTAATAATAAATGATCTAAACTATTTAGTGCTAATTCAGCTAATATCCTCGATGCTGGGCCACCTACTGGTAGACCATAAGAATTTGTACCAGAAAATATTTGCATCATTTTTTTTATTTTAGATGATATGTTTTTATGTGGGTCTATTCTGTCTAATGAATTCTCTAACCTATGATGATAAATTCGAGTGTAAAAATCCGCTATATCACATGTGACTATAAAATTAATTTTTTCATCTGATTTAGCTAGCTCTAAACTATCTTCTTGAAATTTCCTCCAATTTATATTTTTACAGAATAAAGCCCCTGAAGCAAAGTCAGGTGCGAATCTATATGAGTAAACATGTGTGCTATCAACTCTATTATTTTCAATATCAGATGCTAGAAACAAGACTAATCCTAAAAAATAAGCATTCCAATATGGATCTATTTGAGTTGCCCATCGATATCCATTGTATCCTACGGTGGAGCATGTACTTATATTTATTGGTGGACATTCATTTATATGTTCTGTGAAATTCTTATGTGTTTCTTTTAAAGATGTTAAAATTTCTGAAAATATATCATCGAACATTCTTGTTTCATATGGATAAGGAAAAATATCAGTATCACCAAAATTAATGATATTTTTAAGAGCTAGCGCAAAAGATGATTCTTGGTCATTACTTTTATATATAAATGTATTCTTATCTATTATTTTTTTAGCCATGATATTCTCAATTTTTAATATTGTTGTTTAATTTTATTATAGTAATAATATTAAATTTATTATACAATAATAATTGGTCTGAACACCCAATCCTAAACATTTGCTGTGTCAACTGAGACCCAAGTATGGCACAGCATAGTTTTATCAAAATGTCTAACGATACTCTTGTACCGGCTAACCCTGTTACGAGAGATTTTCTGCATTCAAAAATCAAGTGTGGTGATGTGCTTTCAGCTAATTTTAAGAAAGCTCGTAACCCTCGATTTCATCGTAAATACTTCGCATTACTCAACTTAGGCTATGAATATTGGGAACCAGTTGGCGGTACCATTTCACCTGAAGAAAAAGAGCTTGTGCGTGGTTACATCACATTCCTTTCATATTACACGGATAATGCTGACGCGCTTTTATCCGCATCTGATATTTATCTTGAAGAAGTCGCACAAGATCGTGCGCAAAATATCTCAGCAACAAAATCATTTGATGCTTTTCGCTATTGGGTTGTAGAGCAAGCCGGTTATTACGACACATTTGAAATGCCTGGCGGTAGTTTACGTCGTATCGCTAAATCAATCAGCTTTGCAAATATGGATGACCTAGCATTTAGCGAACTCTACAAAGCTACACTCGATGTGCTTTGGAATTTTATCCTTCGTAAGCAATTCTCTACTCAAAAAGCTGTAGAAAATGCAGTATCTCAATTATTAAGTTTCACATAGAGGCAAGACCAATGATCAAATCAAAGACCAAAGAAGAAAAGAAATGGCTATCAGATGTAGCGGAGCTGGGTTGTATTTGCTGTCGCAATATGGGGCTTGGGGCAAGTAGAGCGGAAATACATCATGTTAGGACTGGGCAGGGAATGGCACAGCGAGCCAGTCATACAGATGTTTTACCACTATGTCCTCCACATCATAGGGCGTGTTATGAAACCGGCTTTCATGCATCACCTAAATCATGGCAAGAAATTCATGGTACCGAAATTGAGTTATTAGAACAGACTAAGCAAGAAGTAATGGAGTTACGAGCATGTCGAGTATAAAGAGCATATCAGATGGGTTAAAACTTGATGATGATCAGGTTGCATGGATCCAGCCTTGGTTATCAAAATTTGGAGCATGGGTATATTCAGGGAGGATAGAAAAAAGGCAAAGCAGTATTATTGCTGAATTTATGGAGACAGTAGAAAGGCGTGATTATCCTGAGCGAGAAATGTGTAATGACGACGATGGTATGTTGATCGCTAAAGTGGTCGATAAAATTTATCACATAGACAGAATAGCGTTTACGCTCTTATTACTGCGTTATGCCTTTGGTAGCTCAGATCGCGCTATTGCTCGTTATTATCACCATATCGTGAAACCGCGCCAAATGATTAGACGCAATAGAACGGTAGAATATAGAAAACCTTCTATGTCTACATGCAGAAGAGAAATTGAGGACATCATTAGTTCAGCCGAATATTTAATTTACCCACATTTAAAAGATGCATTTAAAAAACGTGAAAAAGAGTGGAAAAGTAAAAATAATAGCAAGAACGTGTTGACTTCTTTGAGCCAATGATCCACTATTTAAATATAAGTTGCCGTTTTTATACAGTGACCAACTAACCCAGCCTAAGCGCTGGGTTTTTTTGTATCTAAAACAGATAAGGCTTGCTGTTTCCTTTGTTCAGAGTTACATGTGTGTTCACGACCAATAACTGACCAAAGGTATTAAAATATCATGTTAAAACATAGTGATATGACAGAAGAGGCAAGACTTGTTTTTGAAGTTGTTCCGCACACGATGGAAGTTACAGTTGGCGAAGTTGCACAATTTACTTATTTAACTGAGCCACGTTGTCAATTGATATTAACGCAGTTGGCGATGGCGGGGCTAATCAAAGAAAATATCAAAGAAAACACATTTCAAAATATCTAATACTGTGAAAATGGGCGACTGTAAAAGTGTTGGTAGCACCTTTACAGTCATTTGCCCGTTCTGGTAGATCACGGACAAACTAAAGCCCACTGCTTATGTGCACAAAGCATGGTGAGCTTATCAAAAAAGGTTCTCCTGATCTATGAAAAATACTGTGAATTTAAACAGTGTGAATTTAGTCAATGATGACTCACTCAGCTATATAAAAACACTTCCCGATAATTGTATTGATTTAATCGCAACTGACCCGCCTTACTTTCAGGTGAAGTCTTGTAGTTGGGATAATCAGTGGGAAAACGTAACATCATATTTATCTTGGCTTGATGAAATGCTTGCGGAATTTTGGCGGGTATTAAAGCCTAACGGTAGTCTTTATATCTTTTGCGGTTCGAAACTAGCGTCAGATACAGAATTACTCGTCCGTGAAAGATTTAATATTCTAAGTCACATTATATGGGCTAAACCATCAGGGCCTTGGCGCAGGGCATGTAAAGCTGATTTACGCAGTTTCTTTCCAAGCACTGAAAGAATTTTATTTGCTGAACATTATCAAAGCCCATACAAGGGTAAAACCAGTGTCTATCTTCAGCAATGCAAGGCGCTTAAAGAAAACGTATTTAAACCTTTGATTGAGTATTTTAAATCTGCACGTGAATCATTAGGAATAACAGCAAAAGAAATAAAACAGGCAACAGGTAAGCAGATGGCTTCACACTGGTTTAGTTACAGCCAATGGCAACTACCTAGTGAGTCTGATTACAAAAAACTGCAGGAGCTGTTTCAGCGTGTAGCAAGTGAAAAGTTTAGTAGTAATCCTTTAAATCGTGATCATACTGATTTGATAGAGGTGCAGGCTTCTCTTAGTCAAGAGTACCAGGAGCTTGCTGAACAATATCAATTATTACGTCGTCCTTTTTCTGTCACCGTTGATGTTCCTTACACCGATGTGTGGACGTATCCACCTGTGCAATATTACGCAGGTAAACACCCTTGTGAAAAACCAGCAGAAATGATGGAACACATTATTCGTTCAAGCAGTCGCGAAGGTGATCTGGTTGCTGATTTTTTTATGGGGTCAGGTGCAACACTAAAGTCTGCATTAAAGTTAAATCGTCGAGTTCTTGGGGTTGAACTTGAGAAAGAGCGATTTGAACAAACCACACTGGAAATAGAACAGTTTAGATTACGAAAGTAATTATGACTAAGTCCAACTTTTATTAACTAATAAGCCCCAAGCTAAGGGGGAGGTATGAAGAAAATGCCATATAAAGACCCCAATAACTATAACTGGCTTGTGGGCATACTTATCAGCGTCATGACTTTGTTAGGCACTGCAGCTAGTTGTGCATATAAAGCGTTGAATGGGGAGCATATAAGTTGGGGAGTATTTTTCCTTCAAGTTATCGTCTCTATTTTTGCTGGCGCAATGGTGTACTTAGCGTCTAGCTATTATGAGTGGGTTCCAGAACTCGCTGGTGGTATTGCTGGTTTAGCCGGTTGGTCTGGAGCTGAGTTAATTAAAACATTAGAAAAACGGTTTTTAAGGAAGGTTAGCGGTGAGTAAATTTGTATTTAGCACACGTAGTGAAAAGAATATGCAGGGTGTTCATCCTGATTTAGTCAAAGTAACTCGACGAGCACTTAAATTAACAGATGTCGATTTTATAGTTATTGAAGGAAAGCGTAATGAAGCTCGTCAACGTCAGTTGGTTATTAATGGTAAAAGTCGAACGATGAATAGTCGGCATCTTACTGGTCATGCCGTGGATTGTGCCCCTATTGTGAATGGCTCAATACCTTGGCAAGAATGGCCATACTTTAAAAAAGTGGCTGAAGCGATGATCCAAGCAGGTAAAGAGTTTGGCATTGATGTTGAGTGGGGCGGTAATTGGGATTCATTCAAAGATGGCCCTCATTTTCAATTAACGTGGAAATCATATCCAGCATAACGTCTATGAATATCACCAAATTACTCGCTGGTAGTTGTGTGGTGTTGGTGTTCTGGCTCTGGTGGGTAATAGATGACTATGGAACGTTAAAAGCGAATCACAAATTACTTACTAGTTCGTTCAATGAGCAAGTCAATATCAATCAAGATTACCAAGCACGCATAAAATCCCTTCATGACCTCGATGTAAAACATACGCAGGAACTCAATAATGCTAAAACAGAAATTAGCCGGTTACGTGATCTTAGCGAGCGTCATCCTGAGCGGGTGTACATCAAAGCCGAATGTCCAAAATCCGAAGGTGTTACCACCTCCGGCATGGATGATGCAACCACCGCCCGACCTACTGACACCGCTATCCGAAATTATTGGTTACTCCGAGAACGAATTGCAGAGTCAGAGCAAATGATTAAAGGGTTGCAGGAGTACGTGAGAACAGAGTGTAACGTTGATTATTAATTTATGATGTGCATTCAAAAATACTATCAGGCATTGAGATTAATGGCTGATAAATAGAAGCAACATATAACCATGTGATAAGCATTGAACCTAGAGCAAAACATATATATATGAAAACTAATTTTAAAGTGAATTTCTCATTTTTTTGGGGTTTTATCGGAAAGTGATTAGTAAAGACATCATTGATAAAGAAAAAAAATAGCATAGCGATAAGAATAGCACTTACATCATATGGGTTAACTTGTAGCTTAGGATATTTACATGATGCCCTGATTGCTATAAGGAGAATTAAACCATTTACCACTGTATAAGCTGCTAAGTTTGATACTATGATACTAATTCTTTTACTAATTGATGGTACTTCATCAAAAAAATCATTTAATTTTTCGGCATATCTATTTATTGGTTCAATTATTTTACTAATCTTCATTAATACATTCCTTAAATTAACGTTTAGCAAGTCAATATAACTCATTACAAAGCTTATTTTAACGAATGGGCTTTTTAATAGGCTAAGGAGATAAACACAATGGCAAAACCGGATTGGGGGATGCTACAACAACAGTTCCTCGCCGAACATGCTATAACAGGAATATCCTCTAAAGAGTGGTGTGAACTAAAGGAACTAAATTACGCAACAGCACGACGATATATCAAAGTATCCAGTGCGCAGAATGCGCAAAAAACTGCGCACAAGAAATTGCGCACTGCGCAGAAAAAAGAATGCGCAAAAGAGCTAATGCGCAAGAGTGATATACCCGATGTGCAGAGTAATGAATCCAGTAATGCGCATGATGATGAAAACACCTTTAGTCTACGCAATTACGGGTTAACTGAACAACAGGTTAAATTTGTTAGTGAATACCTTATCGACTTAAATCGAACAGGAGCATATAAGCGAGCTGGTTATAAAGGCGAAGGAAATACAGCTTATGTAAATGCTACTCGCATGCTAAGAAATGCTAAGGTTTCAAGAGCAATCACTGACGCATTAGCAGAACGGGAACGCAGAACAGAGATAACCCAAGATGCCGTATTAAAAATGTGGTGGGATATCGCAACGGCAGACGTTAACGAGCTGGCCGAATACCGTCGATTATGTTGTCGTCATTGCTGGGGCTTTGGTTTCAATTACCAGTGGCGTGATTCAATAGAGTTTGAAGATGCCATTAAAAAAGCGCTTACAGCCAATAAACCGCCTCCACAAGATGTGGGTGGCTACGGTTACGATGAAACATTAGATCCAAATCCTGATTGCCCTCGTTGTAATGGTGCTGGTATTGGTCGTGCGTATTTCCATGATACGCGTGATTTAACAGGGCCAGCGCGTCGAGTATTTGCCGGTGTGAAAGAAGGGAAGTTTGGTGTCGAGGTTATTACTCGTAATCAAGATGAAGCGCTTAAGATGGTTGCACAGCATTTAGGTATGCTGAAGAACAAGACGGAATTAACGGGTGCAGATGGTGGGCCTATTCAAACGACAGGGATCGACTTAAGCCACTTGAGCTTTGAACAATTAAAGAAACTGAGGAAGTATAAAAAAAATTAATATATTATGTTTGTTTGTCACAACTTAATTATTATTCAATAAGCTGTATAAATGGGATTTTTAAAATGAAAGAAAAATGTATTATATTACTTTTTTGTATAGCGATTCCTTCGCCTCTGTTTTTGTTGCCGTTTGGAGTTATTTCATCATATATGGCATTGTTTATCATGTTTTTAGTTGCGCTTGCTTTTACGGCATGGCTTGGTGAGACATCTTTATCATTTCCATATAAATACACTATTTATATAGGTTTTATTATTTTCATTATATTCGTGTTAGGAGAGCTAGTTTTTCCTCAGTGTCCCCTTATCACCTATGTTGTTGAAGTAGGTGTCGATTTTATTATAGCTTGTGGTTTTATTTTGTGGCATAAGAAAACCCAAAGGCTAAAAAATAAACAAAATTAATTAATAACTAACCCTATTTAACATAATGGTTCTTATGGGAATCAAATTATCTGATATAGGCTTTGTTTTTTGTCTCAAATGTTATGACCCGTTTTTTTTACTTTTGTGAGGCTCAATATGGAAAGAAAAAGGCTTTTTGCAGTACTCGACATAGATCATCTGATGGTCGCGTGGGAAGTGGCTATTGGTAGAATATTGGCGACACCAATTGAAGACACAGAAAATAAAACTTACCCAACACCTTCACTCTGGTTCTATAACAATATATCACAGGCAAAAAATGATAATTTCAAAAAAGATTTAGAGTCTGAATTGCAAATTGAAAAAATAAGATCAGAAATATTTCCTGAGAAGCAGTCACGATTATCTGGCGCATTTTTCTTTGAGTCCTATGAAGAAGCTGTTCGTGCATGTAAGTTATGGGAGTGGGAATCTAAAATAGATTATATTTCTGAGATAGATTTTGAACCATCAAGTTACGTAAAGTTAGATTCAAACTGGATAACAAATGAAATAAGAAGCAGCGAAAAAAATGAAAGAAGTGAATTTATAGAAAAGTATTACAGAGGGGAGGTATCAGAACGCCTAGAACCAATTTATGAAATAATATGCACAGGCGTGGGAGATGTAATCAACACTGAGCTAAGAAGGAAAGCTTATGAGAAAATCCTTCAAAGCAAACCTGACGCGTCACTTCTTTTAGCCTTAGCCATCAGTTGTTACGAACTAAAAAAAGAAAAGTACAGGTATTTATTAAGGGTTACGCCATGCATTACGGAAAATAATGATGGGGACATTGAGGGGATGTTCATTATAGATATGAATTTACTAAATAAGAATGAAAGTGAAATTGCAAAAATATCTAAAAGATATATTCATAATAATGGAACTATACTTATCACGCCTAAGCTAAATAAACCATGGTGCAAGTTAAAAATAATAAGACCGATAAACAATGATATTATGTTTTCTTTAGTAGATCTCAGCGATAAATTTTTCACAATGAAAAAAAATGAGTGGGAAAAGATCTCATCTTAATTATTTAGTTTCTATACCATGTAGCACGACTAACACCAATCTCTAACCATGGTTTTTCTTTTGAAATGGAAGAACCATTTAAAACATCTTTTGGTCGACCATTTTTGTTGCTCATTCGACCACCAATAACCGCCATAATTAACCAGACAGAATGATGACAGGATTATGACACCTAATTGAAAGCCTTCTGAGTAGATATCTTAGGACCTGCTCATGAAAGAAAACTTAGTTGATAATAACCCTTTTTAACATAAGGGTGCTTAAGCGTCCCTTCGCTTTTTAACTCAATTAAAAAAGAAAGCCAAACCGATAAAAGCCTAAATCTTCTTCCTGAATTTAGGCTTTTTATTTGTTGCTAATTTGTTATCAGAAACTCACTTTCCATTTCACTGTTATTTTGAGGTGAAAGGGCTATTTATTACATTTTAGGTGTGACTATGGATATCGATTTCAGTTTGTTTGATGAAGAGATCGAAAGGGAGATAGCACGCCGTAGTTTGCATGAATTTATTCAGTATATAAACCCTGAATACATCACAAGCCATTTTTCTCAGACGGTATGTGATGCGCTCGACCAGTTCTTGATTGATATGATGGCAGGTAAGCGCCCTAAATTAATATTAGGGGCACCGCCACAACACGGTAAGTCTGATATTGTTTCTCGCTATCTTCCCGCTTATTTCTTTGGAAAATACCCTAACATGCGTGTGGGTGCACTGTCTTATTCCTCAGATTTAGCCGGTGATATGAATACCGATGTTCAGCGCATTATGATGTCCGATGAATATCGCGTGCTATTTCCTAAAAGTTGGTTAGGCAATAAGCCTGAGAACGGCATTGCAGTTAAACGTAATTCTGATGAGTTTGGCCTTGCCAACCACAAAGGAGGCTATGTTTGTGCGGGAGTAGGTGGCCCATTAACGGGTAAGAAAGTTGACCTCGGTATTATTGATGACCCGATAAAGAACTCAAAAGAAGCGCTTAGCCAGACTGTTAAAAAATCAATTTGGAACTGGTACGTTTCGACCTTTAAGACCCGTTTATCAAAAAATAGCGGTGAAATTATCATGGCCACTCGGTGGGCAACTGATGATTTGTCTGGCCAATTAAAAGAAAAAGCGCCTGAAACCAAGGTGCTTGCATTCCCTGCAATCAATGAACGAGGGGAAGCACTGGTACCAGAGTTACACCCAATTGACAAACTCCTTGAGACAAAAGCAATCATTGGTGATTATTTCTGGTCTGCAATGTACCAACAATCACCTAAGCCGGGTGATGGTCAAATCTTCCACGAAGAATTTGCTCAGTACTACCTACCGAAAGACCTACCTGAAAAATTCGATAAGGTTATCCATAGTTGGGATATGACCTTTAAAGATAGTGACGGTACTGACTATGTGGTGGGGCAGGTATGGGGCAAGAAAGACGCAAATGCTTATTTACTGTATCAAATTCGAAAACGCATGAGCTTTACTGAAACCTTAAAGTCAGTGAAATGGTTGGCTGAAAAATTCCCTGAAGGACGACGTAAGCTGGTGGAAGACAAAGCTAATGGCCCTGCAGTTATTGATTCTCTCAAATCAACCGTATCAGGGCTAATTCCCGTTGAGCCAGATGGTAGTAAAGTTGCTCGTGCTCATGCGTGTACTGCTGAGTGGGAAGCTGGCAACGTGTGGTTACCTCACAAAGATATCGCACCGTGGATTGTGGAAACTGTGGAGGAAATTACCACATTCCCGTTTGCTGGCCATGACGACACAGTGGATGCCATGACTCAAGCATTACGCGATTTATATCAGAAGAAAAAAGGTAGTTTCTTCACAACTAGGAGATGATCTATGTGGTGGCCGTTTAAGAGGCGAAAAACAGAACCACTCGCACCAGTTAAGCGGTCAGCATTCACAACTGACTTATATCCTGCGCTGGCGCGAGAACGAGGCTTTGATGGGATTGATTTACCTCAGCCGGTAATCAATGGTGTCGCGATGGATAGCATTGATAGTTATGTGCCCTCGTTTAAAGGTGAGCAGGTTTACGGTGTGCCAGAGTCACAAGCCTCATGGTATGTCTCACAAATGTTTATTGGTAACAATATGTGTGCGGTTATCGCTAAACATTGGCTGGTGGATAAAGCCTGTAATATGCCCGCGCGTGATGCGATACGTCAGGGTTACGATATTGATTGTGATAACGACGATGATAGAGCTATCAGTAAAAAGCTCCGTAAACGGGATAAAAAATACCGCATTACACATCAGCTTAAAGAGCTGGTTCACTTTGGGCGAGTTTACGGCGGTCGTTTAGCATTATTCGTTGTGGAGACATCAAACCCGAAAGAGTGGTATGAAAACCCGTTTAATATCGATGGCGTGACCAAAGGCATGTACAAGGGGATTAAGCAGATTGATCCACAATGGGTAACACCTGATTTAACGGACGCCAATGTTCAAGATCCTGCCAGCATGGATTTCTACGAGCCAACCTATTATGTGATTGGTGGGCGTAAATATCACAAGTCTCACTTTATTAAGTTTGTGCCATTTCCTGTATCTAACGTGCTTAAGCCAATGTACAACTACTTTGGTGTATCAGTGCCAGAACGTATTTATGAGCGTGTCTATGCTTCAGAACGTACCGCCAATGAAGCGCCACAACTGGCAATGACTAAGCGTTTACTTACGATGGGGATTGCAGACCTTGAGTCGGCAGATAAGAGCATTATCAATGAAAATATGCTCTATTTTATGGAAATGCGCGATAACTACGGTGTGCAAATGACGGGCAGTGGTGACACTGTTCAACAGTTCGATACGTCATTAGCTGATTTAGACGCCACGATTATGACGCAATATCAGTTAGTGGCATCGGCTTCCAATGTACCGGTAACAAAGCTATTAGGCACCACACCGAAAGGCTTTAACTCAACGGGTGAATACGAAGAGTCTAATTACCGCGAAGAGCTTGAGAGCATTCAATCAAACGACCTTGAAGAGCTATTACAGCGCCATTACGACATGCTAATGCGTAGCGATGGTTTACCTGTGACAGAAATCTCTATCACATGGGCACCACTTGATAGTCCAACGGCTGTTGAGAGTGCAGATATTGAACTGAAAGAAGCGCAGACCGATGTGGCATTAGCTTCGACCGGTGCGATAGATGGGTTAGATATACGTAAAAAACTAGCGAGCAATAAAGCGTCCAGCTATTACGGCATTGAAGTGAACGAGGCAGATTATGTCGAGGCGAATACGAGTACGAACGAAGCGAGCGCAGTGGGCAACCTCTCGCCAAGCAGTAATGAAAGGGAAGCCCCTGCAGTATTCAGTAGCGCCCTCTAGTCGTTATCAAGGTGACATGTCACGCCTCATTAATTCAATGATTAAAGACTATGAAAAAGTGTTTAGCGAATTAAATGACGACTTCGATGGCTTTACGATGGATGCCAGCTTTGCCAGTCAAACTCGCATCTGGCTTAACCGGCTAAAACGCAAATGGGATAAGATTTTTAAACAAAAATCCACAGAGATTGCGGATAAGTTTGTATCCCAAGTCGATATAGGCGCAAAGCGTAATTTAGATGATTCTCTTAAACAGTTGTCAGGTGGGATCACCATCAAAACCCCAGATATGCCCGAAGCCCTGAAAGATAAAATCATTGCTTCTACGGCTGAAAACGTAGCACTCATTAAATCCATTCCACTGCAATTTCATCAACGTATTGAAAGTGTTGCCTTACGCTCTATCAGCCAAGGTGGTGAAGGTGCAAAGACGTTATTAGAGGAAATTCGGCAGACCGGCAGTGTGACAGAGAAAAGGGCGAATTTTATCGCTGTTGATCAAACACGAAAAATCACGACAGCAGTGAATTATGAGCGCATGAAATCTGCCGGTATTCGTAAGGCGGTTTGGCATCATTCTGGTGGGAGTGCTGAACCTCGTGAATGGCATATTAAATTGGACGGTGAAGTGTTTGATTTAGATAACCCACCGATTATTGATCCTAAAACGGGAGAACGAGGATTGCCCGGACAATTACCAAACTGTAAGTGTTTCTGGACACCCGTAATAGATTTCGGTGAGGAGACATGAGCAAACGACAATATGATTTAAACGGCTGGCTGGAAGTAAAAGATAACCCCATCTCTAAAGTTGGGGTTTTTGATTATTTAGGGTTTGAAATTGGTGCACCGATACCTGAAAAGATTTACAAGGTGTATCGCCCACAAGAAGAACTGGCCAGCACAGAGACAATTAACTCTTTCAAATTAATGCCCTTTGTTGATGAGCATGAAATGTTAGGGAAAGACGGCACACCAGCAGAGACAAAGGGGATACAAGGGGTCATTGGGGAGCGGGTTTATTTTGAATATCCCTACCTCAGAGGCAATATCAAAATCCTGTCTAATTCAGCGCTTAACCAAATTGATGGGGGAAAAATTGAATTATCTCCGGGTTATCGCTGTATTTACGACTTCACACCAGGCGAATTTAACGGTGAACGTTATGACGCCATACAACGGCATATTAGAGCCAACCATCTTGCGTTAGTCGATGAAGGGCGCACTGGCGCTGATGTTGCTGTGCAAGACCATTCCGTTATTACCATAGACACTAAGGAACTTATTCGCATGAATCCTGAAGATGAAAACAAAGACAAACCAACCACTGATGAAGGTGCCTTTACGCCCGAGCAATTGGAGGCGTTAAAAATCATTATCAAGGAAGCAATCACCAGCGCTAAACCAGCAACAGACGATGAACCGAAAGATAAGGAAAAGTCTTCTACTGATTCAGATCCTGATGAAGAGAAGAAAGCTGAAGATGCTGTGGAAAAAGCCGAAATCGCCACAGAAGAAGCAGAATCTGGTGAACCCGAAGCGGTAGAGAAAGCCGAAGTCGCGATTGAAGAAGCTGTTGAAGCGATTGAAGAAGCCAAAGAGCATCTTGATCAAGCGACTACTGATGGCCTCCATCGCCGTTTAAAACGCTTAAATCGTAGCATTACCGCAATGGATGAAATGGCATCGCTAAAACGTAAAGTTAAACGATTAGAGAAAGCAAAACCGGCAATGGATACGGGGGAGTTACTCAAACAAATCGGTGCGCGTGATGCACTGGCGCATAAATTAACGCCGTTTCTTGGTGTGTTTGACCACTCCGCCATGACTCAACAACAAGTTGCAGAGTACGGCGTTGAAAAACTGGGTATTCAATGCAGTAAGGGAACCGAAGCGATTGCTCTTGATGCATGGATGCAAGGACGTGTACCTGATTCTCAAAAGCCCAGCTCAACAATGGACTCTGCAGTGAGCAATAAAACAATTATGGATAAATGGGGAGCTAAATAATGGCAATTCCTAAATCAGTAGCAGATGGCTTAATTTCTGGTGTTGTCGGTGAAATTAGTCATGCAGGCCCTATTCGCGCTGTTTCAGCCATTCTCAGTTCAACGGATGAAAAGCTGAATATTTTCGGTCGCGCCTATACCTACAAAGATGATTCAGTGGAATCCGTTCAAGTCGGTGGTAAAGGGGCATTTGCGGGGATCATGATTAATCCTAAAGCCTATCGTATCGAAGAACAATTTGCTCGTAATGGCACACAGGGCGAATTCCTGACAATGGGGGAAGTTTTCGTTGAACTAAAAGAAGTGGCAGGAAAAATCAACGCACCGGTTGTGTTCGATGAAGCTGACGGCTCGCTATCTTCTAAAACCACCATTAGTGCCGGTGATCGTGTCATTGGTTTCATCAGCCGACACCTTGAATCCACAGAAAGTGCTCATTTGGGCATTATTCGTTTAACAGAAATCCCATATCCAGCATCTCCAAAGGAAGGTGAATAATGCCAGTCAGTAAAATTAAGTTTCACATGTCTGGTCGTGATGTCAAAAAACATGGCCAACTAAATATTAACCCTGACCAGAAATGGACATACGGAGAATTAGCACAAATCGGCTTTGGTGGTTTTTCTGCGATGGACTCCGCAATTAGCGGTGGTGCAATGCAGGGTGGTTTAATTCAGCGTGAAATGTTGCAACACGTTTTACCGGGTGTCATTCGTACTGCTACGCGCGTGCGTGTGTTAGATGAAATCACGGGTATTATTAATGCTGGTGAGTGGCATGATGAAGAAATCATTCTGAATGTGGCGACACCAACCGGTAAAGCCGAACTTTATGGTGATCATACCAATGTACCATTAGCGTCTTATGCGCAAGACCAAGAGCGCCGTGGTCTTGTCCGTTTCGAATTAGGCTTCCAAGTGGGTAAATTAGAAGAAGCGCGTCAATCTTCTGCTGGCTTTGTTGCGATGGAAGAAAAACGTAATTCAGTGACTGAATCATTAGAGCAAGGTCGTGAGCGCGTGGGTTACTACGGGTTTAATAGCCCTGAAACGCGCGTCTTTGGTTTGATGAATGAGCCTAACTTACCCGCCTATGAAACAGCAAAGGGTAAATGGAAAGGTGGAACATTTGCAGATATTACTGCTGATATTACCGATATGTTCTCGCGTATTGAAACGAGTTCTGGCGGTATTATCAAAGATGATACGCCAATCACCTTAACATTGCCGTTGGGCTTTCGTTCTGCGCTGAATGTGGCTAATCCGGTGGCACGTGGTGAAACAGTCAAACAATGGATAAATGAAAACTATCCAAATATGCGTCTGGTTTTCTCTCCTGAATTTGTTGGCGCAAATGGTGGGGCTGATGTGGCCTATATGTTCGCAGATAGCATTGATGATGGCTCAACGGCAACCAGTGCGGTGATCCTTCAAGTCGTTCCTGCGAAATACCAGTTATTAGGTTCACTCAACCAAATTAAAGGGTATATGGAAGATGCAACCAATGCGACTGCAGGTGTATTTGTGACCCGTCCGTGGGCGGTGACACGCTTAACAGGCATTTAATCTTACCACTTCTCTTTTTGCGCCCTCATTTGAGGGCTTTTTTATATCCAAACAACAGGAGAGTACTCCATGCCTCTTTACGCATATTGCACCTTATCAAATGACCAGAACTACACCGTGAGAGACGGAAAAGTGTTTATTGCTGGTCAAGCGAACGTGATGACTAAACACATGTACACACCGCGTGGCCGTGTGACAGAAATTTCTGATGAGCAATATAAACAGCTCAAAGAAAATCACGTTTTCAATCTTCATTGTGACAATGGCTTTATTACCGTTGAGCATCGTAAAGAAGATCCTGAAAAAGTCGCCACAGATATGGAAGCCAGCGACCAATCAGCTCCTGACACTCCTGAATCGTTAGAGGCTGAAAAGTTAGACGTTCCTAAAACCAACAAAAAAGGTAAGTGATCATGGAGACGAGCACATTTCCTTTAACGTCATTCCGTGTGCTCTATCCGCAGTTTAACGGTGTGGGTGATGATGAAATAGATATCATTGCTCAATCTGCGTTGAACTATTTCTCTGCCTGTAAGGGTGTTTGCACTAACGAGCTGTGGATGCTCGTTGTTGCACACATGCTAACACTCAGAAAAATGATTGCTGATGATGAGTCGCCTACCGGTGTGGTGACGAGTGTGACTATCGATAAGGTAAGCGTGTCATTTACGGCACCGCCTGCCGGTTCGGACTGGTCGCACTGGTTCAAAATGACCACTTTTGGTCAGCAGTTTCTAGCGCTAATTAAGCGTTGTAGCGTACCTCAATACTTCGGTGGTGGCGGTGAGCGTTCTGCCTTTCGTGGTGTAGGAGGGCGGTTTACACGAGGAGGGCGATTACGTTAATGACTAAATTAGCGCAATTAAAAGCGGTTTATGATGAATTGGCTAAAAAGCGATTAAGTGTTGGCTTCTTTGAGCACGCAAAATATCCCGATGGAACACCTATTGCTTATATTGCCTCTATTCAAGAGTTGGGCTATCCCGCTGGTGGCATTCCTCCTCGCCCATTTTTACGACCGACCATGAATGATAAAAAGCAGGATTATAGTCAGTTAATTTTCCGTGCGGTTAAAGCCTCTATTAAGGGCAATATCACGCTGGATAATGGGCTGACTCAAATTGGTGCGACGGTTGCGGGCGATGTGAAAATGGCAATAAAAGCAGTCACAACACCTGCACTGGAGGAGTCAACGGTCAAAGCAAGAGCACGCCGTCACAGCAAAGGGAAAGCCACCGATAAGCCGTTAGTCGATACCGGCCAAATGCTTCAAGCGGTTAGTTTCGCAGTGGAGGATAAATAATGTTTGGTAACTTAAATCGTATTGCTTCACGTTATATTCCACAGCAAAAGGTGCTCTGGTTTCGATTTAAAGAACGGGCACCTGATAAACGAGGGAATGACCAAAATTATTATTATGATCCCGTAGAAGTTCGTGGCAGTTGGCAGTCGGTCGATACCCAAGATGTTCAATCAATGGGATTAGATACGAGCCAAGTGTACCGACGCTTATATACCTCTCATGATATTAAAGCGGTGCAACGAGGAACATCTCCTGATTTTCTTGTATTCAATGGTCGAAAATATGATGTTGTGGGTGATGCAGACTGGTACGAACAAGACGGTTGGAAATCGGTGATCTGTATCGAGGCGGGTACTTATGACGGATTATGAGGTTGATATTGCTATTCGCAAACAACTCTTGTTGCAGTTAAAAGCAGTCGGCATTGAGATCCCCGTTAAAGCCGGTTTTCAATCTACCAAGCAAGGCCGTGAAGATAATATGGTGATGTTCTTTCCCATTAATGAAAACGGCTACGGCTGGCAAGGGCGTAAATATAACGTTCAAGGCAATAAAGCCAATCACCAAGAAAACCAGTTATCCGAAAAAACGTATCAAGTTCAGGCTTTCATTACCCAGTTAGGCCATTATTCAGCGAGTGATATTACCGCGATTGTCAGAATGATCGCCAATTCATTACCGTTTGTTGAAGCTCTCCGCAAACAAGGCATTGGCGTTCAGCGGGCAAGCGGTATTCGAACACCTTATTTTCTGAATGACCAGGGCAACTACGAACAAAACCCCTCATTTGATTTCAATGTGACATTTAATCGCACACTTCATCCTGATACAGACGCCGTGAGTGCGTTGTATCCCGATATCTATCGTATTTAAGGAACGTTATGTCTATCAAACAAACTCGCTATGTCGATATCGCGAGTGCGGTGATTGGCGCGTCTGCTGTACCGATGCGTAAGCTCACGGCTCGTATTTTTTCAACTAACCCTAAAATCCCTGCCGGTAAAGTGCTTGAATTTGCCAGTGGCCAAGTGGATGACTTATTGGGTACTGACTCCCCCGAGGCACATTTTGCGCGTCAGTATTTCAGCTATGTCAGTCCTGCACCAGCAAGTAAACCGAAGGAACTGCAAATTGCCTCTTATGAGCCTGTTGGTCGAGCGCCTACCTTGTTTGGCGAGAAGACAGGAGATTTAGCTGATTTAAAATTAATTAATGACGGTGAACTTAATATCACTATCGGAAAAGTGACAAAAACAATCACAGGAATTGATCTTACTGAAAGTACGTCATACGCGGACGTTGCAACAGCTGTGCAAGCGAAATTAAACGCAGAAAGTGAGCCTCAATTTGCTAGCGCTTATGTCACATTTAATTCACTGGATAGTGCCTTTGTCATTAGCGGTGGCGTACAAGAGCGTGCAGATATTAGTGTGCGTCAATCGGTACTCGCTGATGCAATGAATATTAGCCACGGCACATCATCAGCTGGTAATCCAGCGCAAACCCCGTTACAAGCCTTTATTGCTTCTGAGGCTGTTTCTGACTCTTTTGGTAGTGCAACGTTTTTAACGGAACTCTCATTAGAGCATGCCGTAGAGTTGGCGCAGTACGTGGCAGGTGAAAACGTGAAGTATCAATTGCACTTGTCTGTGACCAATCAAAATGCAGAAGATTTTAGCGGGGCACTGGTGGGTACGGCTTCAACGGGCTTAAACCTGAAAACAGCGGATAATTTTTTTGTTCAAGCGTTACCTATGGCCATTATGTCAGCCACGGATTATGACCGAACCAATGCGACAACAAACTATATGTATCGTCAATTTGGTGTCACGTTCCCATCGCAAATTACGACCGATATCGATGCCGATCGCTTAGATAAATTACGGGTGAATTATTACGGAGAAACGGCCGTATCGGGTTCGCATATCAGTTTCTATCAACGTGGCTTCTTATGTGGTGGGGTTGCCAACCCATTAGATATGAGTGTCCATGCTAATGAGCAATGGTTAAAAGCCTACATCGCGCAACAGTGGTTTAGTTTGTTGATGGCCACACGCGGAGTACCCGCCAATAAAGACGGTGAAGCAAGAGCAATGATGGTGATTGCGGGGGCGGTAACCAAGGGGATTAATAACGGCACTATTCTAGCGGGTAAAACTTTAACCGATGTGCAAAAAATCGCGGTGACAGACGCTTCTGGTGATGATTTGGCATGGCATGATGTACAAAACAAAGGTTATTGGTACAACGCTCAAATTGTCGAAAACACAGGGCCCTCTGATTTACCCGAGTACGTGATGAAATACGTATTGATTTACGGTAAGGGCGATTGGGTTCGTAAAGTCGAAGGCTCTCACAACTTAGTGTAAGGAACACAATATGCATGATGTATCAGCAACCGGCTTGAGTATTGTTATTCAAGCACACAAAACCTTTCCTGCCGGTATTCAAATTACCACCTTCGCTGATGATGCCGATCCATTAGATTTGCCTGCAGTGGACATTGCACAAACAGGAATGGATATCAACGGTAATTTGGTTACATGGTCAACGCCAACACCTCAAACGGTCACCATTAACGTCTTAGCGGGCAGTGAAGAAGACGAAAATCTCGCTATCTTACTGGAATCGAACACCGCACGACGTGGACAACGGCATGCGGGGGATATTATCACTCTGGTCGCTTCGTATGGTGATGGCTCAACAACCACGGCACGCAACGGCAAAATCACCAATGGTAGTCGTGGTAGCTCTGTTGCTAGTGCAGGACGACACAAATCCAAAGCGTATACCTTCGTATTTCAAGACTTCGATCGCACTCGCGCACGTTAATTCTAGGCGGTTATTCCGCCTTTTTTATGGATATCAATCATGTTAATTAAACCGAAAGAAATCACGATCACCGATGCTGATCGTGAAGAGCACACCTTTATCATTAGCCGATTACCGGCAACGATTGGACGTGAAATTCTGGCAAAATACCCTTTATCGAATGCGCCTAAAATTGGCGACTATGAAGTCAGCAAAGAAGCTATGTTAAAGATGATGGCCTATGTTGCTGTCGAAAAAGGGGGGCAAGAGATTTATCTGAAGACCAGCACATTAATTGATAACCATGTGCCCGATGGTGAAGCCCTTATTCGTCTAGAACTGGAAATGTTGAAGTATAACACCAGTTTTTTCGGCAAAGACGGGAGCCAAGGTTTCCTCCAATTCCTGCTCAACAAAATCACCGGTTCACTCCCGTCGATTATAAAAACGCTGATGGCTTCTTTGCCGTCATCATCTCAGCCGGTTTCGCCACACTCACCGAACTCAAAACGTCAATAGATTTAGAAGAGGCGTTTGACCTGTGGGAAATTGCTATTACTAATCGTTATAACGAAGCGCTGGCTTCATCGAAAGGATAAATCATATGGCCTTGCTAGATACATTTGTTCAGGTATTTGAATTCGATACCCGCCAAGCTGATGATGCGTTTAATCGAGTGAGCAAATCGACTGATGACATTATTGCTGAGATGAAAAAGGCGCAACAATCCGCAACTATCGGTGCGGATGGATTTACGCAATTTATTCAAAATCTATCCGCACAATTGACAGCGCTATCATCAAATTCAGTTGATATTCATGTTAATGGTGATGCATCCAATGCCTCTGATGCCATCATTTCAGAAATTAAACGGATCACTGAAGAAGCGGAGGGGAATTCTGAAGACATTGATAATATTGTTCAAAATATTATTGATAGTTTAGGTAATGTATCTAACGAACATACTGAGATAAATATTGATAGTGATACTGCTCAAGCTGAGTTAAGCGCATACATAGAAAAAATGAAAGATTATCTTGAGTATGCGAAGTTACTTTTACAGTCTAATGCTCTCTCATCAGAAAGTAATAAAAAACTATCGGAAGGCATTGTATTACTCGAACGTAATATTCAGAGAGCAGAGCAGTCAATCAATGATCAAATTGCCACGAATAATTCGGCATCTAGAGAAACGGAACGACTGACGAGGCGAAATAATGAATTAGCTGAGTCAGCCGATGAGGTTGCAGATAATTATGGTAAGGCTACCTCGTCGTTAGCTGGTTTTCTCGGTCGAATGGCAGGGATGGTTGGGATTGGTTTAACGGTAGGGGGAATTGCGTCATTTATTCAAACAACAGCAGAAGAAGTGAATACGCTTTCTCAATCCGCAGAAGCCTTAGAACTTCCTGTTGAAGATGTTGATGCTTTTGGCAAAGTCATAACCTCAATGGGAGGAGATGCTCAAGGCGCTCGTGACTCATTGATGGATATGTCTGAAAGTATTGGTGAAGCATTACAAGATACTTCATCAGGGAAAGCAGATGTTTTCAAAAGTTTAAATATCTCATTAAAAGATATGAAAGGCGAATCTATTGGCGCAATGGAGGGCATATATCGCTTGTCTGATGCTGTACAAGGGATGAGTAAAGAAGAAGCTATATTTCGAATTAAAGAAGTGGGAATAACAGACAATAAAATTGTTGAATCCATTCTTAAAGGGCGAAAAGAACTCGAGGCGTTGACTAAAAAGCAAAAGGAAAATGGCGTTGTTACAAAGGAACTTGCATTACAATCCCAAAAATATAAGGAAGTGACTGGAGGATTAAAAACCGTATTCAGTAGTGTCATGATGAGTATTATGAATAGTGCGTTACCAGCGTTAACTAAAGTCCTTTCTTGGGTGCAAACCTTTGTCAAATTTTGCCAAGAAAACAAAAACATTGTAGTAGGCTTCTTTACTGCTGTTGCAACTATCTTGATGGGGAAATACATACATGCCATGAAGTTGGCCAGTATTAGCACATGGACAACACTTTTCCCTATTATTGCCATCATCGCCGTTATTGCACTATTAGCGGCAGCTTTTGCAATTGTTTATGACGACATTATGAATTTCATTGACGGCAATGATTCAATGATAGGTCGTATTCTTGAAAAATATCCACGATTAAAAATAGTTATTCTTGCATTATGGGAAACATTCAAAAAACTGTTTGAATATCTAAAGGTTATCGTTGGGGTTGTGGCGGATATTGTTGTCGCTGGTTGGAATTTAATGGCATCAGGCTTAAAAGCTTATGTTAAGTTTCTTATCAATTGTATTTCAGTCATTGCAGGATGGGGGAAGTCATTTGCAGGTGTTTTTACTACGGTGACTGATGCAATAGTCGATGCATTCAATTGGATGTGGAAGCAGGTTGAAAAAATATTAGGTTGGGTAACTAAGGGGATTGATAGCGTAAAAGGTGTTTGGGAATCGGCTAAAAACTTGTTTAGCAGTGACGATGAGGACGAAGTCACTGTAACTCAAAAAGTAGAAAGAAAGCTAACTGATGATGGAAAACTGGAATATACCATTCCTGAAGATAATCAGGGATCAGAACAATTTTCAACGAGACAATCTATTGCTCAAGCCAATGCACAGTTAGATGCGATTGCCAATAATGCGATGAATCCTATAACGAGCCAAGCCATCAGTAATCGATCCAGTGTGAAGAATGAAAGTAACGTAAGCATTGGAGAAATTAAGGTTGAAACTCAAGCCACAGATGCGCAGGGTATGGCATCGGGCGTAAAGGATGCATTGCAAGATCAACTAGCCGATTTCAATCAGCAAAACTCAACGGGAGTAGCAAAATGATAACAGAGGTCAAAATATTTGATTTAGAGTCGTTTTCTACACTGTTTGATAGTGTGAGTCCTATTCAAATTAATGTGAGAGATGAGCATAAAGCGACACAATTTCAAGTTGAAAGTGGTGAAACACGTAGTGATCATGTGATTATTAATCCCATCGAAATTGGCATGGATTTAGTGCTAACAGGGGAAATAAAAAATATTTTCTCATCGATGCAACAAGTTTTTGATGAACACAAACTTGTTGGTATTCAAACCCGAGTAAAAACCTATCAGCCGATGTTATTGACGGGTTTTAATCATGATGAAATCCCCGACATGATAGATGCGATAAAACTATCGCTACGGTTTATTGAGTGGCAAACTGTTGAGCCTGAATACGGAGATTTACCGCCTCGATCTACACAAAAGCCTGCTCAGTCATCAACCGTAAATCGGGGAAATGTGCAAACAAAAGAAGCCGATACTGAGACTAAAAAGAAAGGTTCAGTCGCAACACGTATCGCAGATGGTGATTGGAGCTTCTAATGAAAGTCATACCCTTAAAAGCCATTCCTAATCAACGCTTATCTGTCAATTTAGACGGTGCTAATTGGACGCTAACAATAAAAGCTGGTCGCCATGTGATGTATCTCGATATTGAACGAGAAAGTAAGGTTATCGCAGTGGGCATGCGTGCGGTGGCAAACACACCTATTATTCCTTATCGCTATCTGACTGATGGCACGAATTTAGCATTTATAACAGAAAATGATGATCTGCCCTGGTATGAATCATTTGATAGAACTCAATCATTAATTATTTGGAGTGATGATGGACTTACGACGAATACGGGTGGGGATTGAAGTTGCAGAACGACTGCAGTGGTATGAAGGATTACGAATTAAAGCTAACGGCACCAAGTACGCAAACCCCTTACAAAATGAATGCACAATTAGTATTGATGGATTAAACGCCCATACTCGAGATTACCTTCTCACTGAAACCAGCCCTTATCATAAAAGTAAACAAACTCGCCGTCTTTACCTCGAGGTAGGGCGAATTAATACGGGATTATTTCGTATCTTTACCGGTGATATTGTCAGTGCAGAAATTGCCTCGCCTCCCGATGTAACGCTAACTATTAAAGCCAAAACTAATAATGCCAATTCAGGTGATATTGTTTCTTCCAGTGGTGGTGCCATGCAGAAAATGAGCGAGATCGCTTCATCGGTGGCGAAGGATTGCAAGGTTAGATTGGACTTTCAAGCTACCGATAAAAATATTGCCAATTGGTATTTTTGCGGTTCAGCATTACAGCAAGTACAACGACTGCAGGAAGCAGGAAACGTTAAAGCCTTTATTGATGATGATACGTTGTTTGTCAAAGATGATAACCAAGCCTTAAAAGGTCGTCTGCGCATTCTCAGCATGAAATCAGGCATGGTGGGTATACCCAAAGCCACCGAAAAAGGGTTGTCCGTTACCTACTTAATTGATGGCGCTTCAGAGCTAGGGGGGATGCTACGACTCGAGAGTAAATTTAATTCCGCACTTAATGGTGACTATATCATTGAACAACTGAAATTCGATGTTGCTTCACATGATGATCCTTTCTTTTATCAGGCTACCTGTAAACGAGCATAACCATGAATAAACCCAATACTGATATTGCCAGTGATGGTTCGCTGGCAGGTGCGCTATCGTCTGCATTTCGTAACCTGATGATGAATACAGAGGACATGCTCCCAGCAACAGTAGTCAGTTATGACGATAAAACTAATCGTGCTGTTATCAAACCACTGGTGATGATGGTAACAACTGAAGGGGGAACAGTCGGGCGAGCACCATTGGCTAACATTCCCGTTTTTAGATTTGGCGGAGGTGGTTTCTTTATTCGCGCACCGATTAAGCCGGGTGATTTTGGTTGGATAAAAGCCAATGACAGAGATATTAGCCTGATATTTCAGCGTGGAGGATTGGAGGATCAACCTAATACCGCACGCCTCCATTCATTTAGTGACGCAATGTTTTTCCCTGACACCATCAAAGGATGGGCGATTGATGGAAAGAACATTGATGCCTTGGTGATCCAATCAATGGATGGTTCAGTTTGTTTCTCTCTGCATAACGATAAAGTGGTGCTGGAAACCCCTAAGTATGAAGTCAATGCCCCTGAAACGATATTTACTGGCAACGTCACAGTGAACGGTAATTACGCGGTAAATGGTAATAGTGATTCTCAAGGGGGAACCATGCGACATAACGGAAAAGATATCGGTTCTACGCATCAACATAGCGGTGTTGAGACCGGTCATGGAAATACAGGAGCGCCTTTGTGAGAACATTTTCAATTGATAAAAATAATGATCTTTTTATTGGCCCTGATGGAAATCTACAATTCAGCGAAAAAGATGAAGCGGTTAAAAACCTTTGTCAGCATTTTGCAAAAGCGGTTCGTGGTGAAATGTTACATAAAAAAGATAAAGGTATTCCGTTCTGGCCAACAACCTTTGGTCGCCAAACTGATATCCCGATGTTTGAAACGGCGTTTAGACAACGTATGAGCGAAATTGCAGAGGTGGTTGAAGTGACTCATTTTAGCGCCATAGTGGAAAACGGTGAATTGAAGTACCAAGCGACAATTCGCACGATATACGGAGGGTTTACATTGAATGGCTGATTATCGTTATATTAATAATAAAGGCGTTATTCTTCCCGACACGGTTACAATACGTGATGAAGTTGAAAGTGAGTTTCGTGCGGTGTTTGGTCAATCGATTAATCTTGCCCCTGAAACACCACAAGGGGCATTGGCGACGATGGAAGTTGAAAATCGTGATGCAATGGTGAGAAACAATGCCGAGTTAGCAAATCAAATCAATCCCGATATTGCTGGTGGTGTTTTTCTTGATGCAATATGGGCGCTAATGGGTGGCCAACGCATTAATGCCACTCACTCTTATCTTTCCAGCGTTGAATTTAGTGGCGTACCCGGCACCATTATTCCTAAAGGCTCATTAGCGTCTAGTGTTGCTGGTGCCATGTTCGAAACAGTTTCACCCTTGATTATTAATAATACTGGCAAAGCAACAGGGGATATGAGGGCGGTTGAATATGGTCCTGTTGAATGCGGTGCCGGCCAACTTAATTCTGTGGCTAGCTCGGTATTAGGTTGGGAGAAAGTCAATAATCCCACTCATGCGGTTGTTGGCCGTTATGCTGAATCTGATATCAAAGCAAGGCGACGACGTAAGCAAACACTGGCTAAAAATACCGTCAGTGTTGCAGAAGCGATCACTTCTTCACTGTATGAGCTAGAGGGTGTTAACTCACTTTCTTTTCGTGAGAACTACACTGATGCAGTACTCACTATTGATGGTATCTCTCTTTTGCCTCATAGCATTTACGTTTGTGTTGAAGGGGGCGACAGTAATGAAATTGCTAAATCATTGCTGAGAACCAAAACCATTGGATCGGCTTTTAATGGTGAGATTGAAATTGGTGTTGTAGAGCCTGTGAGTGGACAAGAATACAAAGTGAAATTTTCACGGCCTAAAGAGGTTACCATTTTTTGTCGAGTGACCGTTAAAAAATCAGCCGTTGATGCGCAAACTATCATCCCTAGTGCTATTGAACAATGGACGCGTGGAGAGCTGGACGGCGATAACGGTTTGATTGTTGGGCGTGAAGTATCGCCTTTTGAGATAGCTTCAGCGGTAAATACTGTTGAACCTCGCTTATTTGTCACTAAAGTTGAATTGTCACTGGACGGGAAAGTATGGAATGTTGCGTTAATTCCGATTGCCATTAATCAAATCGCACGCTTGCAACGGGGTGCTGTGCAAGTGGTGATTGTATGAACGTTCAACAATTTGAGTTCCATTCAGACCTATTAAAAGCGATCCTCTGGCAGTATGAAGATGCAGAGAATTTAAAGAAACTCGCCAGTTTTAAAGCCTCTCATTTTGAAAAGTCGATGGTGTCATTTTGGCAAAACTGGTACCGAGATGTGTTTAATATCGATACCGCGAATGACTTTGGGTTGTCGATTTGGTCACGTATTCTGGATGTGCCGTTAGGTATTGATATTCCACCGAGCGATAAAAATAAAGTTGGGTTTGGTTTTGGCAAAAAGAAAGCCAATTTTAAATCTAACTTCCGACGTAATGCGGATTACACCTTGTCACTGACTGTTGATCAAAAACGCATGTTAGTACGAATGCGCTATTTTAATCTGACACAAAGCCCCACGGTCACCAATATTAATGAATTTTTAAAACGTTTCTTTTGGCGTGATGACAGCAAAGTTTTTGTCCTTGATCCGCTAGACATGACTTATATGTATTACGTCTTTAACTTCAACCCTGACGAACGTCTACGTGTTCTTCTCGAAAACTTTGACTTAATGCCACGTCCTTCGGGTGTTGGCGTCAAATATCGCATTGTGACCAAAAAAGCCTTTGGTGTTGGTCAGCATCGTAAAAACTTCTTAGGCAGTAACTTCGGAGCATAATTCCTATGACAACTATTTTTAAAACCCCCTTTGCAACACAAGGGGATAAGGCTTCTATTCCCGTAGAAATCCAATCAGATGGCTCTGTGTCTTATACACAAGGCTATGGTTACGACTATGAACGTGACCAAGTGACAGATCCTGCTGCGAAAGATATTGAACGTGAAAAAATGAACGGGATATTTCACGATATCACAGAAGCGATTGGCGAAATTCAGCTATTTGGTTTTCCAAAATGGGATGAAGCCGGTAAGCCGTATGCGATACGGGCTATTGTGTATCATAAAAATAAAGCCTGGCAGTCTAAAGTTGAGAATAACAATATTGAGCCAGTTGCCGGCAATGCATGGACAGAGTTAAAAGCCGATGCCACAGCAGGTGATGTAGGTGCTTATTCTAAAACAGAATCAGATCAACGTTTTCAACCATTAGGTAACTACGCGCCATCCGGTTACAGCTACTCAAAGGCAGAAACTGACACCAAGTATCAGCCAAAAGGGAATTATGCGCCTGCGGGGAACTATGCCAATAAAGGGGATAGTTACACAAAAACGGAAAGCGATGGACGATATCAAGCGAAAGGAAGTTACCAACCATCAGGCGATTATGCGACAAATTCAGCGTTAAATAGTGGGCTTAATAATAAGTTTGATAAGAGTAATGTAGCTCAAGGTACGGGAACATCAACGGTTCATGTGATGAGCCAGAAAGCCTCTACGGATGCTTTTCAGCCTAAAGGAAGTTATCAACCTTCAGGCAATTATGCATTAGCTGGTACTTCATATACGAAGACCGAATCGGATGGTCGATATCAAGCTAAAGGGAGCTATGCGACAGCTGGAAGTAGCTATACAAAAGCAGAAAGTGATGGACGTTATCAAAGCAAAGGGAATTACCAACCAGCGGGTAATTATGCATTAGTAGGAGCATCTTATACTAAGGCGGAGTCTGACAGTAAATATCAACCAAAAGGGAGCTATCAAGCATCCGGTTACAGTTATTCAAAAGCAGAAACTGATAATAAATATCAGCCAAAAGGAAGCTATGCAACAGCTGGAAGTAGCTACACAAAAGCTGAGAGCGATAGTCGGTATTCTAAGCCTACTCGCAATAGCATGCAAAAATTTAGCTGGCCTAATAATGGTGCATCACCAATCAATTTCGGACGTAATTGCTCAGGTAAGTTATGTATTATTGAGTTTAATGATGGAGGGAATATGGTTAAATCAACACCTTTTATTATACCTCAAGATACAATAAGTTGGATGCATGTAGTGGTTGGTGGAGCAGGTGAATTAAGATTTAATATTAGCCCAACAAAGATAGAAAAAGTTCAAACTTGGTATCATGATGTTGTAGCTGTTTATGTAGAACAGTGATTAACATAGACACCATTATTTGTAATATGATGGTGTCTACAGTGTTATTTTATATTTGATATTATTATTTTATTTTCTTTCTTTGTATAACAAACACAATTATCTGGAATATCTTTATTAATAAAAGACATGGCACCAATAATAACGTTATTTCCAATAGTTAAATTATCTCCAATAATGCAAGAGTTAGCGCCAATTTCAACATTATCACCAATTTTTATAAATTGTTTTTCTGATGTTTTATTATGAATTCTAGAGCCAGATGTTCCTATGGTTGTGTTTTGGCGTATGTGAAAATTAGCGCCAATAATGGATATCCTATTTATAACAATACCAATGAGGTGAGGGCTGGTAAATCCGGGCGCAATCTTTGTGCCTAATTCAATATCAGCTCCATATTTACTGGTTAGCTTATGGTTTATATATTCGGAGAAACGTTTCATTCTTAGGCTTTTTTTATGGTAAAAATAATTGGCTATTCTCCACCAAAAAATGAAGCGACGATCAGGGTAGCTATAAGCTCTTAGTAAAGTTCTCCTCCATGAAAATTTTTTATTATTAGAGTTTATTACTTCAACATATAAACAGTGTTTTAAATATTCATAACTAGCGTAATCGTAACTATCCATTGCTGTATTCCAAAATAAATTTTTATATAAATTAATTGTATTTATGTTCTTAAGAGTTATGTACAGTATTTTTACTATATAGAAATTGCTCTAACTTCTCAAACAAATCCCTTGCCACATCCTCTGTCATATAGGTTCTCATTGGCTCCCGTCTAACGTTCTTCATTTCAAACGTATTCTCATCAAACCTTGGATCAGAAAAGATAATGTCCATAAACAGATAACCATAAGGGTTGTCTGCTGATAAACGAGCCTCTTCTAACTGAGCAATATATTCCGCATTATTGATTTCGAGTTTAATCAT